AAATGGCGGCAACGTGAGTCATAACAGTTCATTCAAGCCGACGCCGTTTCACGGCGCCGCTTAGCTCAAGCGTTAGGCTTCGCTTTTATTTGGTCTATTCCTAACCGAAGTAACAACTCATCGACCTGGAATACTCCGTCCTCTGTTTTCCTAACGCATGCCGTGAGCGTATGCCACTCGCCATTGCTCGGTAGCGCATCACCAACGAGGCTATGCAAGTTGTCGCACGGAATGCCAAGAATCGGCGGGAACTTTTCCATTTTGAGTCTCCTATCGGTATCTGCCGGGCGAAGTCTAACTCAGCGTTCAAGCGGATAGCCGCGTATCGGCTGCGCTAGTCTGTTATTCCTCGCGGCGGCTGCCGCTTAACTCTGCGTTAGCCGCCATTTCATCTTTCCTGCCAGCCATGTACCCGAGCATTGCAGGTATCGCCATGAACCAAAAGACCGATATCGCAGTGCTAATTGTGATTGGCTCGCTTGCTGCTATTGGCTGACCAATCTCGGCGACCGCCATACCGGTGAAAAAACAAATGTACGAAACGCAAGCCAGTTTTTCCCACTTCTTCACTATCATTCTCCTAGATGTCGGCTAACTATTCGCTCAAGCGGACCCTTACGGGCCGCTTAGCTCAAGCGTTATGCGCCATGTGTAGCGCACCTGATTCGTGCGGCCAATTTGTCCAGTTCGTTTTCCGGCCCACGTCTGAATCCATCCGTTAAATGGCTGGCTTCGGCGCTTGCCTCAACGTGCACCAACGCAAGCCTCAACAATGCGCGTAAGCTGCGAAATTCAACATTGAATGCGGTCGCCTCACAATGCTTGCCGCACGGCGCGGCATGCGCTCCGCGCGCCTGCGCCTCATGTCTGTCGGGCATTCCGCAGTTGCACGTAGGGCAGTGCGGCGGTTCGTGGGTTTCGTAGTATGCTGGCATATCACTCTCTCATTGTTCGGCATGTCGCATAACTATTCGCTCAAGTCGGACGGCACTTCGTGCCGCCGCTTAGCTCAAGCGTTATGCCGCATTATTAAAAAGTCCCGCCGCTGGGCAGTTTTTTGAAAGCCACAGCACTTCAATTCGTTTTCTGGCGCCGTCTGCATACGCGGCGCGCTCGATGCGCTGCCAGCCTGCATACATCCTGTCGTATAAATCGCACGCGTAGCCGCTCAGCACCACCGCGCCAGTCAGTCCGTGCAGCACGTTCGCAAGCCGCTCATGGTCGCTGTCGGTCATTTCGTGCCGGTAGTCGCCACCTTTGTCGCGCGTCTCGGCTACATAGGGCGGGTCAACGTAGTACACCGTTCCCTCGCCGTCGTGTTGCGGCATCAGATCCAAAGCATCCCGGTTTTCAATCACCACGCCGCGCAGGCGCTCAATAATCGCGTCCAGCGCGTCCGGGTAGTTTTTCCAGTCGTGCGCCGGCGTAGTTCCGCTACGATTGCTGTTCGCCCGAAAGCCCGTACCTGGTGTGCCACCGCGTGCAGCTTTCTCGGGTGCGCGCATCAACGTAATCGCTGCGCTCCCAAAGCCCATGAAGGCGCGCACCACAGTACGCCGCGCCTGCTCAAGTGGCGTCTCGGCTGGCTCCCATGCTTCGGCAAACTCGGCGCGCGCGAATGGGGTCATGCGCAACTGCTCAAGCAGCTCGCGCCCGTTGTCGCGCGCCACCCGAAACAGGTTCACCATTTCGCCGTCAAGATCGTTGTACACCTCGGCGTAGCTGCGCGGTTTGCGCAGCAGCACGCTACCGCCGCCGCCAAACGGCTCCACGTAAACGCGGTGATGCGGCAGGTGCTCAATAATCCAAGGCGCGAGTCTCCACTTGCCGCCGTGGTATCGCACAATCGGGCGTCTGCATTCCTTCATCGTGTCCTCGCGTTGCGGCATAACTACGCGCTCAAGGCGACCTTCGCTTCGCTACGGCGCCTTAGCTTGGGCGTTAGCGCCGAATGCGGCAGGCCAGCGCACCGCCCGGACGAACGCCATTGCTTACTCGCCAAGTTCTGCGGCGTTCTCGACCTCGATTCCCAGCTTGGTCAATTCGACTAGTTCGTCCTGGTCTGGAACGTCGACTGCGAAGCGATCGCGCGTGACGTGAGTGCGCGCTTGTGCCGGCGTGCTGGCGCGCACCAAGCGATGCGACAAGTCGGCCGAGTCGGTGACGAGGTAGATACGGGTTTTCATGCTGCGTTCCTTTTCCAGACTGTTGACGGTTTCCCGCTCGACGATGGCCTGCGCTCTCCGGCGGGGATGATGATTCCGGCCTTGCGCAGCTCGGACACGCGTGGCCGGATCGCAAGGATGTTCTCGCCAAGTGCCGCGGCGGCTTCGTCGGCTGTTGCCTGGTGCCCGGCGTCGAAGTAGCTCGTCACCAGCTGCCGCAGGCGTTGCGCGCGACCGGACTCGGCCAATTCCTCGGCAACTGCCTGCGACGCGCCTCCTCGCTCCTTGTAGCCGACCCCACACGGCCGTGGCCGTGTGAAGTCAAGCGGTAGCTGGGCGTCCTGGTGGCTCACGGTTTACGGATTGAAGGAGCCTATGACCATCGTCGCGGCGTCGCCGATCTCACGCAGGAGGATCGTCTTGTTGGATGCGATGTCATTCACGGGTTGCCGTCTCCTGCGTTGGAAGAAAAATCCCGCCGCGCGAAGCCCTGTGGCTTCCTTGACACGTCTGCGCAGCGGGGTGGTCGAATAGGCCAGCTTCCGAACGAACCGCCGCTGGCGTAGCGGCATAGGGGTTTGGGCCGGTGAAGGGGATGGACACCGGCCCGGGCACGTCGACGGTCGTGCACTTCGTCACGCGGCCCTCGCCGCGTTGGTGGCGGCCGCAACGATCTTCGCCATCATGGCGTCGCAGATCGCCGGCCAGTCGCGTTCGTTGTAGAGCTTCGAGGCGCGCTCGGTGCCGACCGGACTGAACCCGAGCTGCGCCAGTCCTTCGGAGTCGATCTTGAGCGGCGCGATGCGAGCATTGATTTCTCCGAGCTTGATCTTCGCGCCAGGCCGAACCGCCGCGGCCTGACCCTGAGCGTGGGTGGCAGACACGGCGGCGGCGGGCGCCATGCTCTGCGCTTGGTGTGCCGGCTGCCCGGCAAGAATCTCGCTTTGTTTGCTGGCGCACTCCGCTTCGCGTGCCTGACGTTCGGCTTCACGCGCCTTGTGCTCGGCGATGCGTGCCGCGGCCAGGTTGCGGATGTCGTCCGGTGCCTTGGACGCGCACAGCGCCACGCGATCCGGGAACAGCGTTTCGTGGCCGGACATCGCCTCGGTGAGCGCGGCAACGCTTGCGCGCACGGTTTCCGCCCGCTGGCTCGCGTCGATCTTCGCGTTCGCCACGGCCGTATCGACGGCATCCTTGATGCTGGCCAGCGATTTCAGGCCCTTGATGCTGGCGCCGATGTCCAGCGACAGCGATTGCGGGGCGAGGATGGCATGCGCGCCGAGCGTGGCGTTGATCGTCGCGTAGTGCGCGCGCACCGCATCAGCACCGGCAGCGACGATCTCGGCGCGGCGGCGTTCCTTCTCGGACTTGACAGCCTTGTCCAGCGCAAGCCGCGCGGCGCGGATCGTCTCGGCGATGGTGTCGGCCGTGCGCAGCACAGCATCGACGTCAGCCATTTGCGCGAGCGCCGCATCCTTGGCGGCCTTGATCCGACCCTCGGCCTCGGTGCACGCCTTGACCGCCGCGTCGGCGTCGGCAAAGTCCTGATCGGTTTCCAGTTCCGCAGGCTTCGGCAGGCGCGCGAGGAAAGCATCGGCGGATTCTCGGAATGCGTCCAGATTCGACGCCAGCACGCGGCCCTCGACGCGCAGCGCGAGCGAACCGAAACCTTCTACCGGCTTTGCGATCGGCGCGGGCGCTGACGTTTGCTCCGGAACGTAGGCGGCGACGTCCGCATCGAACTGTGCCCAGCCTGCCAGCATCTTCGGAATGTCCGCCTCGATCTTCGAACGATGGATCCACATGCGCCATGTGTTGTCTTGGGTGCCGTCACCGACCATGTAGATGCAACGTTCCGCCGATTCGTTCACGGCAAATTGCTGCACGATCTGCCAGTAATCCATTTCCGGAATACAGTCATCGTCTATGGCTGCGCACTTTGCTGCATTCGGTTGCTTGGCCTCGAAAATGATGGACTCGTCCAGCGTCACGCCATCGAAACTGGCGCTGATATAGCCGTCGTCGCTGGTGGCCGTGATCGGGTACAAATCCTCGCCGATCATCTTCTCGGCCATCGCGCGCAGCAGCGGTTCAACCGCATGACCACGGTCAAATACGGCCTGCGTCTGCTCGTCGATGACGCGCTCAATGCCGGTCGCGCGCTGCTTCACCAGATCGGCGCGGGTAACGTATGGCGATACGCCCATCATCGCCGGCGCGTCGCTGGCGTTGTGCGTGGTGCGGCGATGATCGTGCCAGCCTGGCGAGCCCTGAACGTGCTGGACAGTTTTCATTGCGCACCGTCCTGCGCCTTCACGGCGCGGATCGCGGCACGCTGCCCGTCGGTGAGCGTGCCCTTCGTCTCTACCATCGCAATGATGTCGTCGGCCGTTTTCATGCCGGACTTTATGACCTCGCGCCACGCGGGCAGGTTTTTGTCGAACCTTTCGTTGGAGTACGCCGCAAGTTGCGGCCGCGGCTCTGCGCGTATCACGCGCGGTTCGTCTTGGATGATTTCCTTGCCATCCATTTCTTCGGCCGTCGGCTGCGCGCCGATTTCGGGGAACGCCATGCGCAAAGCCTGGGCCTGGGCACACTTCGCCAGCTGGCCTCGCGCGCGCTTCATCCACATGGCATTGGGCGACTGGTCCTTTTCCTTGCCGCCCTTGATCGCGTAGTTCTCGATCCAGTATTCGACGGCCGTGAACTCCGCGATGGTGCCGGTTTCCAGTTGGCGCTTTGCTGTGACCTTGCACCATTCCGGGAACGTAACCTGGACGTTGCCGATAGTTTCGGTGAGCATCGGTCCAAATTCCGGCTCGCTCATGCCGGCGAACTGCCCGCTGCGCGACGCCTGGATTCGATACAGGCCGATTCCTGGCATGACGACATCGCGCATCGCGTGCGCCTTGCTATCCCACATCGGGACGATGTGCACGGGCTTCTGCATCGGGTCCAGGCCAGCCGCAGAACAGTACGCGAGCACCATGTTGATGCTCTCGTCGGACGCGCCCGGGTAGAGGCTCGTACTCAGCGCGGTGCGAATGTCATCTTGCCGACTGACCATCTGACGCGATTGCGGGTGTTGCACTACTGCATTCATCGTGATTTCTCCTGTGTCACGCGGCGATATTCACGGCCGCGACGTCGTTGCGTTCCCACGATTCGACCGCTTCCTGAAAGGTGTAAAACTTTGGTGTGCGTGTGTTGCACGGCGAGCACTCGATGAAGTGCTGGCCGCCGTGCGTGGTTTCGAGCCAGTGCCGAGGCTGGTTTCCGCAGCCTTGGCACGGTGCGATTTGACCCTCGATCTTCACCATGCGCTGCACGGTCATTTCTCCGGCGGGTGCCGCGTGTCGGCCAGGTGCATGTTCCGGTTGAACCATTCGTTAAGGCCGCGCGACGCGGCTGTGGCCGGCGTGGCGTTCTCGTCGATCATCTCGGCCAGTAGGCGCATTTCGGAATCGCGTTTGGCGATCAGGTTCTCGTCACCCAGCGCGTCAACGGTGAGTTCGCTCATGGCGTCACCGCCTTGGCGATGGCGGCGCTAGTGAGTTTCCAGTGCAATTCCTTTCGGTCTGCTGCGTTCCAACTGCGCGCTGGTTTTTGCGTTCCGGAGCATTCGACAAGTCCGTCACGCTCGGCTTTGCGAAGCGCACGCAATGTTTCTGGCGTTTTTGCCGAAACCCAATTCGCAATCAGGCCGGTTGGCCTCGGGTTTTCATTCCAATGCAAAACCATTTCTCGCGGCCCGAAGTTGCCACCGACATAGAGCTTGGAAACCATTGCTGACACTACATCCGGCCCAGCGGTGTGCTTAGTCTGTGCGTTCATGCCAGCACCCCAGCCGCCTTCGCGGCTTCGATGCAGATCACGATGATGGCCGCGCCGAACACGACCCAGCCGACCCATTCCGAAACGGTATAGGGCTTGGGCTGCTGCTCCATAGCAACCAGCTTTTCGCGCACCACGCGCGCGGCGATGTAACGGTTCGCGGCGTCGATCGCCTGCGAAACGCCCCCCCCGTTGATGAGAACGTCGGTGCCGATGCGCAGCGCCGTTTGGCGGTGCAACGGCTGCATGTTCCACTTGTGCGCCGCGCTCGAAATGGACTTCACCACGAGTGCGGCACGGGTGTCTGCCAACTGATTTTCACGCATCGTTCTATCTCCTATGCAGATAGCGATTGCGAGTAAAGCATAGTTGACTGGTGGTGTCAACAAGTGTTTACCGTGTAGTCGCACGGCCGCGCCGCGGGCGAAAAAGAACCGCCCGGCGGGCGGCGTCAGGAACTTTGGATGCTTCGGCTAGTCGCCGGCTGCCGATCATGACGCGATCATCCTGCCGTTACGGTAAATAGTGGTTGACGCCAACGGTAAACGATGGTTTACTACGCGGGTGAACCCGACAAAACAACAGCTCAAATCGCGCCTTGGCATCGACCGCGACTCTGACCTCGCGGCCGAACTGGGCATCTCCAAGCAGGCCGTTTGCCGTCAGGAAGATGACGACCCGGTGCCGGACGCGTGGTGCTGGCGCGCGATCAAGGACCGCCGCGGAATCTTCGGCACCAATGGCTCGCGCAAACGGCAAGTACGAAGGGGAGTAGGTTGACATGCTGCCATCAAACGACACCAAGGCGGAAACCGCACGTAAGATACACAGCAGCATCTTGCGCGCGGTTGCAGACGCGACCCAAAAGGGCTGCGCCGACTCGCTGGACATGAGCGAGGGCAATTTCAGCAAGTGGCTGGCCGGCGACACCGGCATCCGAATCGAGAACCTGTGCGACCTGCTTGCGTTCCTGAATCTTGGCCTGACCGGCAGCGCCGGAGGCCTCGTCACGGTAAGAAAATCCGATTGGGACGCGCTGCGCGGCACCATCGCGCTGTACGCGCAGAAGGCCGGCTGATGGCACTCGAACTGCACTGCCAGCGCGTCGACTACGGCAACCGTGTCGACTTCCTCCTTGTCGAATACAAGCAAAACAGCAGGTTCCTTGCTACGCGCGTCGAATTTACGGACATCGGCGACGACCTGATCCAGCAGCCGTCGTTCAGCCTTCGCCCTACGCAGTGCCAAAGCCTGATGGACGCCCTGTGGCAATGCGGTTTCCGCCCATCGGAAGGAACCGGCAGCGCCGGCGCGCTTGCGGCCACGCAGCGCCACCTGGACGACATGCGCAAGCTCGTGTTCGGCGACGGCAAGCCGTTGAACTTCAGCCGTCCATGACCGTTCGGATACTCGTTGGGGATTGCAGGGACGTGTTGCGCACGCTGCCGGATGCGAGCGTAGATTCGGTCGTCACGGATCCGCCCTACGAACTCGGATTCATGGGCAAAGCGTGGGATTCGACCGGCATTGCCTACGATGCGGACGTGTGGCGCGAATGCCTGCGCGTGCTCAAGCCGGGCGGTCATCTGCTCGCATTCGGCGGATCGCGCACGTATCACCGGCTCGCTTGCGCGATCGAGGACGCGGGTTTTGAGGTTCGCGATCAAATCATGTGGATTTACGCGTCAGGATTCCCGAAATCGAAGAATCTTGACGGCGACTGGAAAGGATTTGGCACCGCGCTCAAGCCAGCGCACGAGCCTATCGTCGTGGCGCGCAAGCCATTGATCGGAACCGTCGCGGCGAATGTCATGCAGCACGGCACCGGAGCGTTGAACATCGACGGGTGCAGGATTGGAGATAGTGGCGCGCGCAACAATGGCCGCGCTGCAGGAACGAACGGAATCTATGGCCACATCGGCAGTACGCAGCCAGTTGATTATGGCATTGGCCGCTGGCCAGCCAACGTCATCCACGACGGCAGCGAGGAAGTGCTGGCGGCGTTTCCGATTGCGCCTGGGCAGATAGCCGAAGCCAGCACAAGCGCAGATTCACGCAAAACGCAAAACGTCTACGGTGCAATGCGTCGTGGACGCGGCAACGAACCGAGTGCAGATAGCGATAACGAATGTTCGGTAGGCTTTAAGATGAAGCCTGGCGCACGCCGCCTAGATGCTGGCAGCGCCGCCCGTTTCTTCTACTGCGCGAAGGCGAGCCGCAAGGATCGGAACGAAGGCTGCGAGGGACTGGAACCCAAGCTGGCCGGCTGCATGAACATGCGAAACGACGCCCATGTTCAAGCCAACGGCTTGACCTGCGCGCCGAAGCAAAACACGCACCCGACCGTCAAGCCAACGAAACTGATGCGCTACCTTTGCCGGCTGGTCACGCCGCCGGCAGGCACCGTGCTCGATCCGTTCGCCGGTAGCGGCAGCACCGGGCGCGCGGCAAGCATCGAAGGATTCGACGCCATCCTGATCGAACTCAATGCCGAGTACGCCGCCATCGCGCGCCGCCGCGTCTGCGGCGATTCACCGCTTTTTTCGGAGGTTGGATAGCCGTGTACGGCAAACTTTTCGACGAGATGTACGACGGCACGCTTTCCGACACTTGGGAGGCGCTCGTCACGTTCCAGCAACTTCTGATCCTGTGCACCGCAGACGGCGTTATCGACATGACGCCATGTGCGATTTCTCGCAGGACCGGGATTCCTATCGAGATCATACGAAAGGGCATTACCGTCCTCGAGGCTCCTGATCCGCACTCGCGCACTCCGGACATGGAAGGCGTGCGTATCAAGCTCTTGGATGATCACCGCGACTGGGGCTGGTTCATCGTCAACCACAAGGCGTACCGCGACCGCATAAGCAGGGACGAAAAGCGCGATGCAGACAGGGTTCGGATGGCGGAAAAGCGAGCAAAATCAAACACGTCGCAACATGTCGCGGACAGTCGCGGACAGTCGCGGACAGTCGCAAGTGGTAGCGAACATCCACCAATAGTCGCGGATGTCGCACATAGCATACAGCAGATACATACACAGACAGAAGAAAAGCAAGAGCCGCGCGCGCGCGAAGGAATTTCTCCCGTCGTGCTGGCTTCGATCCTGATGAACAAGCTCGGATGCCGTGTCACCCCATCAAACCCGGACCTGATCGCTGCCATTGCCGAGGGGGTAACTCCGCAGGCGCTTGAAGATCTTGCCGAGCTGCACATGGGCAAGTCTGCCGGATACGTGATCCAGACCGCTCGAGGCCAGCATGCCGATGGCGCGAAGCCTGCTCCGCAATCTCGCGGAAGTCCAAGATCCGCGCCCAGCAAAACAGCGTCGGCAGTCGCAATTTTGGAGGGTATGAAACATGGCAAAACCGGTAGAGGAATGGTTCCACGATGCGATCCTGACGGGGTTGCAGAAGCTCGCTTTCTTGAGTTTGGACAGGACGCCGGCCCGTGATGTTATCCCAGGCACCGCGCTGACCTGGATTGAAACGCTTTGGCCAACGCGCTGTTGGCGTCAGGACATCCACGAACCGAGGATCGCGGAAGCGTTCCGGATCCTCGCGCGCGACCGCGAAACATGGCCTCCGCCTGCGGCGTTCTTGATCGCGCTTCCAGCATGGAACCCGACAACGCTGGCGCTCAAGAAACTGCTCACCGACGAGCAGCTCGAGGCCAACAAGGCAAAGGTTTTGTTCCTGCTCAATCAGACGGGCGCTGTCGTTGATGTCGGGGAAAGGAAAACAGGATGATCACAGACGACGAGGTTGAACGCGCGCTCGACTTCCTGCGCGTCGGTGCCGAAAAAGCGGCCGTTGCGCGAGCGCAGCGCATCGTTACCGAGGAATACCGCAAGGTTATCAAGGCCGAGCTGATGCAGCAGCACACCGATCTTTCGATCGGCGCCCAGGAGCGTGAAGCCTACGCGGACCCGCGGTACAAGGCGCACATGGAAGCCATCCGCGAGGCTGTCACCGAGGACGAACGCTGCAGGTTCTTGCGCGAGGCCGCGCTGGCAAAGATCGAGGCATGGCGCACACAGTCCAGCAACGAGAGGGCAGCGCGGATATGACGTTGATGCGAGTAAGAAAAGAGGATTTTCCACTCTTGATGCGTAGGCTTGGACAGGAAACGCAGCCGCGCCAAGTGCGCAAGCCTCGCCGCGACGACGAGCACAACGAACAGGTCGTGTTCTTCAACCGCATCCGCGCGCTGGCAGAAAACCAGCCGCAGTACGCGCTGGCGATAGAACGCACATTCGCCATTCCGAATGGCGGCCGCAGGTCCAAGCGCGAGGCCGGACGCTTCAAGGCAGAAGGCGTCAAGGCCGGCGTGTCGGACATCTTCTGCGCGCTCGCGTGCGGACCGCATCACGGCCTTTTCATCGAAATGAAGTCGCTGACCGGATACCCAAGCCGCGAACAACGCGAGTGGGTGGAGAAGTCAATCGCCTGCGGTTACTGCGCGCACGTGTGCCGCGGCGCGGAAATCGCGGTTGCTGCCTGGAAAGACTACGTGGACGGAGTTCGATGAGAATCAGACGACACATGCTGATGGACGCCGTGCGCGAAGGCCACAACACCGCAGAACTTGTTGTGGCCGTGCTAAGGCAACCGAAAAAGAGTGTGCAGAATCACCTGTTGAACCTTGCAAGCCGCGGCGCTCTTTTGGTGGTCGGCAAGCAAGGCCCGGTTCTTCAAACGGGTCGATCGCGCAATGTGTATGCGGTCAATCCGGACTTCACGCCGCCGACGCCGCGCGCACCGAAAAAGGACCCGCAGCAGGTCGTCAAGGAGAGGATTGCTCGTAATGCCGAACACGCCGCCGCCGCCGAGCGCCGGCGCGAGCGCATCGCGGCTAGTAAAGCCGCACGCCGTCATGCCCAGGCCGATGCCGTTGACTCGCCGCGGGACTATGCCGAACACGCGCTGGCATTCTGGCCGGACGTGAAAAGGATGAAAGACGCACTTTCATCGGCGAAGCGTGAGACACGCAAGGAAGCGATGCGCATCATCCTAGAACGCAAGCGCGTTATTCAAGAAATTCCTGGCGCCGCGTACGCGAAATGGAACGACATAGCGCAGCAGGCATTCAACAAGGCACACGCATTGGCGACCGGGAGTGCCTAGGAAAATGGGTGGTCGGTACACCATCACTCGCATGCGCGCGATCGACGCAATAGGCGCAGCGTCAGACGTCTACGCTGTCGCCGCGCACGTGAAGCGCCGCCTGGACGTGATGCGCGGCGGCTACGTGCTGATGGATTCCGACCTGTACGTCTACATCCTGCCCGATAGCGGCGTGAGCTACCGCATGGTCAACGAGCTGCACGCGATGGTGATCGGCCTGTACCGTTCCCCGACCTTGGAACAGCTCATGGATGACATGAATTATGTATTGACCACGCGTGCGAATCGTGTCCAATCCGATTCCCATGAGCCAAAGATTCCTCCGGTGGTGTGATGGGGCTGGCCTCGAAGCCTGCTTCAACTGCGCTCGTTTCATCGAGACGCACAGCCGCATCGAATTTGCGAATCTGCGCCTCATCCCGAACGCGTCGGACGGCCATTGCCACGACTTCATCGCGGAAGAAGCATCCGCAAAGAATCCTATCGAAAGCACACAGGGGTAGCCGAACGATGGACCACGACAAGAGCCCGATCATCCAGAGAATTGGTGAAAAGATCGACGCATCGCTCGGCGGCGACAAGGACAAAGCATCAAAGCTCGCACTTGGCGAGCGCCGCTTGCAGACGTGGATCCTAGGAATCATCGCCATGATCGCGTCCGGAACCATCGTTTCGATCCTGACGGTTTTCGCCGGATTGCCTGGCCAAGTAGCCAGGTTGGCAAACGATGTCAACGCATCCCGCAACGAAACATCGCTCATTCTCGCGCGCATCGAGCGCAGGCTCGAATCCGGAGAAGCAAAAGACGCCCAGCACGACGAAGAACTGCAAACGCTGATGCGGCGCGTCGACCGCAACGATTACGTGCTTTCAATTTCACCAGCTACAGCACAGTTCGCGCGCGCCGCAGAACTGCGAAATCCAAAACCACCCAATCCGAGCCGCGTCTTAAACCAAGAAACGGCAGTGAAACCGGATGACCGCTAACGGCAAACGCACGGCCGCCGCAACGGCGCTTATCTGCGCGCTGGCGTCGCCTTGCGTCACGTACTACGAGGGATACGTCCCGCACTCTTACGCGGACCCGGTTGGCATCACGACGGCGTGCTACGGCAACACCGGATACGACATCCAATCCGGCAAGACGTACACCAAAAGCCAATGCGACAAGATGCTCACAGACGGCCTGCGCCGCGCGCTCGATGACGTCGATCACTGCATCGGCATCGGCACATCGCCGCCGCAAGCCGCTGCGCTGGTGTCGTTCACCTACAACGTCGGCCGCAACAAACTGTGCAATTCGACGCTGGCGCGCCTGGCCAACGAAGGTGCTGCTCCCGAAGTGTGGTGCGCGCAGATGTTGCGCTGGACGTACGCGACGAAATTCGGCGTCACGCTCGAGCTGCCAGGACTCGTCAAACGCAGGAACGCCGAGTTCCACATGTGCCTCGGCCAAGACTGGCAGCAACCGTGACATTTACCGCGCGCACTTCGCGCGCTCAATTCAGGAGAACGAAATGTTAAGCCTATTGCTCTTTGCACTGCTCATCCTCGTCCTGTTCGAGATCCGCAAGCACATCGTGGACATCAAGAGCGCGTTCCACAGCCTGCTCGGAGCCGGCGCGTCTATCAATGCGCCTGGAAATTCTGTTTCGCCGCCAACGACTGCGCCGCCGCCTGTTGCGCCTCCTGCCGATCACGGCGCCACGCCGCCCGCAAACGCTGGCGCTACCGGAACGCAGACTGGCGCAGTGCCCGGTGGCGACACGCCGGATGCCAATGGCGCGATTGCTATCCCGGCCATTGCGAGCAAGTTCCCGCCGAACTCGCGTTTCCTGACCGTCGCGGCGCTGCCGTTTGTGCCGCAAGGTTCGGCGCAGGCGTTCTGCATCGCGGCGAACTGTCAGAACGTGAAGTTTCTCGAAGGCGCGTTCGTCAACGTTCCAGACTTCTCGAATTACAAGCCTCTTGCGGCGGTGGCCAACCCTGCAAGCGCGGTTGCGGTCGGCGGCCCTGCGTTCCATTTGTGGGGCCAAGCGACGGGTGAAGTGCCGTTCAAGTCTATTTCTGACTGCGTAGCCATTTCCAACGATCTGACGACGATGCAGGAAGTGGCTGATTACTGCGCGAAGCTGCCGGATTACGGTACGAACACCGGCAGCGGCATCGGCTTCTCCCCGGGACGCTGACCCATGCTGCCGCTCTGGACGCATTTCGTCCCTTGGCACCTGCTGGCATGGAGTATCGGCGTGCCGATATGCATTCTGGCAGCTGCTTGGGCGCTGGCGCCTGTCGCCGTCGCCGAGATCGCCAAGAAGGTGCCGGCGCGGGTGTGGGTCGCGCTCGCTGTCGGCGTCGTTGCTGTCGTGTACCACGTGGCCACGATTGCCCAGATCAGCAGCCAGGTCGCAGCCGCCGCGGATGCGCGGTGGCAGGAGACGCTCACGCAGGCCAAGAACAAGGCGGACGAGAAGCAACGCACGCTGCAGGCCAAGATCGACGCGATGGCAGGACCGAGCAACGCGGAGATAAGTAGTCAATTCAACGACTTGCAGAAGAAAATCGACGATCTGAAACAGTACGATCAGGCCCACTACAAGCCACCCAAGCCGCTGCCGGCCGACTGCAAGCTAGACCCGGCAACCGTCGCGGCCGTGAACAAGGAACTCGCCAAGTGAAACCACACGTGACTCGCCAGCCGAAAACCAGCGCGCTTGTCGTCGCAATCTGGATCGCGCTGGCGCAGATGAGCGGCATGGTTCCACGGGGGAACGTGCCATGACGCGCGCCTTCATGGCCGCCGCCGCCGCCGCGGCGCTTCTTTCCGCATGCGGCACGACGCCGGTGCCGGTCAAGCCGGACCCGATAGACGTTCACGTCGCACCCGAGTGCAGGCAGTCGTGCACGTGCGATGCGCAACCGTCCGTGATCACCAGTGACCCGTACTCGGCTCCCGACGCGGCCGTGCGCGAGCACAAGCTGCGCAAACTGTGCGTGCAGAAGTGCGACACCGCGCGCCAAGGTTGCGTCGACGCACTCGATCGCGCGCGCGCCGCAGACGCGATCAAGTGACTTGATCAAAAAATAGGCGATCTGGCTTAAAAATTCAGTCGCGATCAAGTAACTTCTCGAAGTATTGACCATCATCGCGGATCGTGTCCAATCCGCGACATGACGCGATCTACTGCGACACGCGCGAAATCCGACAAGTCGAAGAAGCCCGACGAGAAAAACCGCGGCGGGCGGCCAAGCCTTTACACGCCGCAAATCATCGAAAAGATCGTCGCAGGGCTGTCGCAAGGCACGCCGCTGACCGTCATCTGCTCCGAACCGGGAATGCCGAACGACGACACCGTGCGGGATTGGGGCAAAAAGATGCCAGAGGTTTCTCGTGCCATCGCGCGAGGGCGAGAACTGGGGTTCGACAAGATCGCGCTGGAAGCGATAGCGATTGCCGATGACGGTCGCAGTGACACGATCACGACCGATGACGGCCGTGAAATCCAGGACAAGGAGTGGATACAGCGCAGCAAACTGCGAGTGGAAACCCGGCTCAAGCTCCTAGCCAAGTGGGACCCGAAACGCTACGGGGAAATGATCAAGCACTCCAACGACCCGGACAACCCGATGCCAACAGGCGTCATCGTTGTGCCGGCCAAGAAGGTGAGCGCGAATGCTTGACGCAATCGAACTCGCGCCGGATCAGGTTGTCGTCTGGGAGCCGAGCCCGAAACAGGTCGAACTGCTCGAGTGCGACGACTTCGAAGTGCTGTACGGCGGCGCCGCCGGCGGCGGCAAGACCGACGGCCTGCTCGTCGACGCGTGGTGCACGCAGCACAACGGCCCGAACAACAAGCACCACCGCGCCGTCATCTTCCGCAAGTCATTCCCGGAACTCAAAGACCTGATCGACCGCGCGAACGAGCTGTTCCCGCAATTCATCCGCGGGGTCAGGTACGACAAGAACGAACACACATTCATCACGCCAGCCGGCGCCAAGCTCGAACTGGCCTACTGCGCCAACGACGCGGACCGCTTCCAGTACCGCGGGCGCAACTGGAACTACCTGGGCTTCGAAGAACTGACGCTGTGGTCGACGCCGATCGCCTACACCTACCTGACTTCGCGCTGCCGCACCACCGACCGTTCGCTGCCGCGCTACGTGCGCTCGACGTCGAATCCGGACGGACCTGGCCAAGCGTGGGTGATGAAGCGATGGGCAATCGCCGAGAACGGCGCGGCCACCGTGCAAGAGTTCGAACGGGAGTTCGAGGAGGTCCAGCCGGACGGCTCGATCGTGTTGCGCCCGCGCATCGTGCGCCGCCGCTTCATCCCGGCCAAGCTCAAGGACAACAAGTACCTGGCCGGCACAGGCTACCGCGAAACGCTGCTTGACCTGCCGCCGGACGACCGCGAGGCGCTGCTCGAGGGCAAGTGGACCGGCAACCGCGTGCGCGGCGCCTACTTCCAGTCCGAAATGCAGCGCGCGCGCGTGCAGGGAAGGATCCTGCCAAGCATCCCGCATCTGCGCAGCGTTCCGGTCAACACCTTCTGGGACCTCGGCCACAACGACACGACCGCGATCTGGTTCCACCAATACTCGTCGCTTCAAAACCGCTTCATCCACGCGTACGAGGACAACGGCAAGTACCTGGACTACTTCTCGGCGTACCTGCAGCGGCTTTCCAACGAACGCGGCTACGTCTACGGCACGCACTACCTGCCGCATGATGCGGAAAACGAGCGGCTGGTCGCCAACAGCGGAACCGGCAAGAGCATCCTCAGCCAGCTCAAAAGCCTGCTCCCGTCGCACAAGTTCGTGGTCGTGCCTCGCGTTGACCACAAGTTCAACTCGATCCAGCAGGCGCGCGCCAAGTTTGATTCGTGCTGGTTCGATGCCGAGGAGTGTTCCGACGGCCTGGCCGCGCTGGACGCGTATAGGAAGAAATGGAACGCCCGGCAGGAAGTGTTCCTCGACGAGCCAGAGCACGACCGGTTCAGCAACTACGCCGATGCCTTCCAGCAGTTCGGCATGGCCGACGTCGGGCGCACGCGCGCCAGCCGCGCCGCAGACACCAGCGACACCCGCCGCAACCGCGCAAGCAACTGGAGGGCAGCATGAGCGTTGAACATACAGCAGACACGTGCGAACTGTTGAAGGCGGAATGTGAAGCCGAAATGGCTAACGCCGGCGTCGACGCAACAGTCGTCGTCACTTATGAACATGACGGGTTCTGCATCACTTGTACCAGAACAAGCGATGACAAGCGGTGCGGAGTGTCGTGCGGAGGAAGGCCAACGGCGCGAAGAACAACATCGGATATTGCGCGCTTCGCAGCACGGATGTTCACGGACTGGTTTAAGGAATACGGAAACGGAGAACAACCGTGAAAAATGGGCAACCGACAATCGAACGCGACAAGAACGGCAAGACGATCGTGCTGCCGGCGTACGTGGAGGCCAAGCCGCGAGAAGCCACCGACGTGCAGAAGGACTACGCGCCGCACCTGGTTGCGATGGCCTGCGGCCTGCGCAACTTCTCCGAGGTCGGCAAGGTTGGCGTCTTGAGCGCGGTTCTGACACAAGCGCAGTTCGACGACGGCACAACCGAGCCGTGCCTGGTCATCGCCAACGTCACCAACCCGCGCGAACGCCACGTCTACATCCCGCTGTCGCAAATGTGGCGGATGGTCGATCCGGTGCAGAACGTGATGATGGCGAACGCGCTGTGCGACAAGCTGTTCGGCTTCGCCACGCGCTTCGACTGCATGAAGCTCACCGATGCCCTGTTCGAGTTCGCCGAGGACCTGAAAAACGCCAAGCCACCGCGCGTGATGACGTCGCAAGAGTTCCTGAAAGCCGCCGCCGCGGATGATTTCAAGTTCACGATCAACGACGAGAAGGTGAACAGCTGATGGCCGGCGTGAGCATGGGCATCGCGCCCGACTTCAACGGCGCCAGCACCGACAAGGCGCCACTTTCGCTGGACGGCTTGGGCACGCCACAGGGGCCGAGCGATCAGGCCCCGGACGCGCTCAACCCACTCGACAGCGAGGACAGCCGTCAGGTCCTTTCGCAGATCGAGTCATGGTACGCCGAGCAGGTTGACCTGCACGCGGACAGCCGCCGCGAGCAGCTGATCGACTGCGACTTTTACGACCGCGAGCAGTACGACCCGGAAACCAAGGCGATCCTGCTGGCGCGCAATCAGGCGCCGCTCGTGTTCGACCTGATCCACCCGATCGTCGACTGGCTCGTCGGCACGGAGCGCCGCACGCGCGTGGACTGGGCTGTTCATCCGCGCAACGACGAGGACGTGGCGCCAGCGGAGGCCAAGGAAAAGGTGCTCAAGTTCGTCGACGACACCAGCGAAGCCTCGTTCGAGCGCAGCAAGGCGTTCAAGGACGCGGCAATCAGCGGCGTTGGCTGGACGCGCGAGTTCGCGCAGTCCGAAGCCCGCGACGGTCCGCCGGTTTCGATCAAGCACGTGAACTGGAAAGCGGTGCGCTGGGATCCGTACAGCCGCGCCGACGATCTGAGCGACTGCCGCAGCATCACGATCGAGCATTTCATTGATCTGGACTACGTGCTGGCGATGTTCCCGAACCGCATAGAGAACCTCAAAAGCGCGGCCAGCGGAATGATCGACCCGAGCCTGGAACTGCTGCAGGACGACATGATGGTTCCGGGACTGTTCGCTGGCCTGCGTCCTGGCGTCGCTAGCGGTGCGCATACCACGGCGCGCATGCGCAACATGCGATCGCGCGTGCGCTTGCTCGAAACCGAGTATCGCCGCCCGCTCGTTGAACGGCGTATCAAGGCGTTGATGGCCGGATACGATGATGTCGTAGGCAGGCTCTACGACCCGCAAGACGCCGCGATGACGGACCTGATCACCCGCCAGCGCGTCACGGTCGAGGACCGCATGACGGACACCATCTGGCTGGCGATCTGGCACCCGGGTTTCTTCTGCGCCAACATGCGGATGCCGTACAAGCACAACCGGTTCAGCCTGACGCCGACGTGGGCTTTCCGCCGTCACCGTGACGGCATGCCGTATGGCGTGGTGCGCGGGCTGCGCGACCCGCAGGACGAGTACAACAAGCGCCGCAGCAAGGCGTTGTTCGCCCTTTCTACCAATCGAGTACTGTACGAGGAAGATGCGATTGCCGAAGGATCGGACGAGGAGGAGGTACTTGCCGAGGCCGCCAAGCCCAACGGACAGGTGAAACTGGCAGCTGGCGCGCTCCAGAACGGCAAGTTCAAGATCGAAAGCAATACCGACGTCGGCGAATCGCACGTCAAGCTTATGGAGTCGACGCGGCAATTCATGTTCGAAGGTTCCGGCGTCACGCGCGAGAACCTTGGCTTGAACAGCTCGGCGCAGTCAGGCCGCGCAATCCTAGCCAAGCAGCAGCAAGGCAGCGTTTCGACCGCCGAACTGTTCGACAACGAGCGCCGCTCGCTGCAATGGAGCGGCCGCAAAACCTTGTCCCTGATCGAGCAGTACATGACGCTGCCGATGCAGCTGCGCATTACCGGTCCGGATGGTGCCGAGCAATGGCTCGCCATCAACAACCCGCAGTACGACCCAGTGACTGGCAAGGTCATCTTCGAAAACGACCTGACCGCGCAGGAATCGAAGTTCGTCGTCGACCAGCAGGACTTCCGCGAAACAGTGCGCATGGCGATGGCGGAAATGCTGATGGAAACCATCTCCAAGATGCCGCCGGAACTGGGCATCCAGCTCCTCGACCTGGCCGTGGACCTGACAGACATCCCGAACAAGGACGAGATCGTCCAGCGCATTCGCAAGATGAACGGCGCGAACCCGCAGCCGCCGGACCCGGCACAGGCCGCGGCGCAGCAAGCGGCCCAGCAGCAGGCGGAAGAAGATCGGCAGGCTAAGCTCGCAGCAACGCAAGCCAAAGCCCAGCGCGATGCAGCGGCGGCTTCCAAGATGAACGCCGAGACGCAGAACATCGGCGTGCAGACCAAGGCGAAGGCGCTCGACACAGCCGGCCTGCTTTCCAACATGCTGCCGCTGGCGCCTGCCGCCGACCGCCTGGCGTCGCTGCCGCCGCTGCCAGCACCGCAACTCACACCGCCCGTAAAAATCCCAGCCCAACCAAACGGCTACCCGGCCACGTAACGAGGAAACGAGCATGAGCGACGAGAACAAGAACCCGACGACGGACACCGGCAACGAAATCGACCTCACCGATGAGGAGCTTGCACTGGCCTCGCAGGGCGATGGCGATCCGGCAGCCGCAGGAGCGACCGGCGCAACTGGTGCTGCCGATCAGGAAACTCCCGAAGGCAAAGATGACGATGGCGACGACCAGGGCAACGACATACGCACGCTGGCCGTTGCGGCTACCAAGGCAGCCGAAGCCGCCAGCGCAGCCGCGGCCGAACTTGCCGCGTCGCGCCAGCCGCCGCAGAAGGAAGATCCTGCCTCCGCCGCGCAGGCAGAGCCGGACTGGGACGCGAAGAAGTCCGAACTAAAGGCCAAGTACGACGCCGGCGAGATCGACGACGACGAGTACGAGAAGCAGCGCGAGGACCTGATCGAGCAGAAGGCCGACTACAAGGCGACCAAGCGCATCGACGAAGTGCTGACATCGCGCCTGGCCAAGCAGGCAGAAACGGCAGCCGAACAGGACTGGAATCAGGCGCTCGCCGCCTTCGGCGCGGACGAGAACAACAAGAAGTTCGTGGGCGACCCCGTGCGCGCTGCCGCGTTCAATGCGACCTTGCAGGCAGTGTGGAAGGAAAACCCGAATCAGGGATACCTGGCTGCCATGCAGACCGCGCGCGACCGCGTGATGACGGCATTCGGCCTCAAGCCAGCTGATGATCCGAAGGCCAAGATCGACGCGGCCGTGGCCGAGCGCGCTGGCAAGAAGCCGGGGACACCTCCCAACATCTCCGCGCTGCCATCGGCTGGCGTTCCGGCTGGCGGCGACAACAACTTTGCCACGCTCGATTCCTTGTCGATCGACGAGCTCGAGAACACGCTGTCGCGCATGCCTGCCAACAAGGTCGAGGAATACCTCGCAACCGCCAAGGGCGGCCTACGCGACAACCCGAGACTGGCGTAAGGACGCACGACGATGGCCGTTGTCTTTTTCGACTTTGCACCGGGCGATGAACTCAAGATCGGAAACGGTACAGTCATCGCCTTGGTGAAGAAAACAGGACAACGGGCAAAAATCCGTGTAAAATCCGAGTACAACATGCAGATGTCGCGGTCCGAAAACGAACACGGGCCGCCACATCCGCCGCCGCAGGCGCCGATCAAGCGCCCGGTGTAGCAGCAAACCTTCCGGCGTGCGCTCATGTGCACGCCACAAACCAAAGTAAAGGCGCTTACGTGCCTCCCATCTAGGAGTGCACGTCATGGCGCAGACTATCGTCGGGGTCAATGACCCCAGTGCTGTAAAGCGTTTTTCCGCCCAGCTTTTCGTCGACATGGCGAAAGAGGGCTACTTCTCCAACCGCTTCGAGCGCAAGGGCAACGACGCAACCGTTCCCGTTCAGGTGCTCACCGATCTGGAATCGGACGCGGGCGACACCATCACCTTCGACCTGTTCGCGCAGCTGCGCAACAAGCCGGTGTACGGTGACAACCGCATCAAGAACACCGAGGAAGCCCTCAAGAAGTACACCGACTCGATCAAGGTCGACCAGGTGCGCTGTGGCGTGTCGGCCGGTGGCCGCATGTCGCGCAAGCGCGTCCTGCACGATCTGCGCATGGTCGCGCGCAAGCTGCAGGGCGACTGGTGGGCGCGTTTCAACGACGAAACGACCAACTGCTACCTCGCCGGCGCGCGCGGTATCGACACCGGCTACATCGAGGACCTGAGCTGGACCGGCTTCGCCGGCAACGCCTTCATGGCGCCCGACGCGCTGCACCAGACGTACGGCGGCGCCGCCACGTCCAAGGCTTCGCTGGCAAACACCGACCACTTCACCCTGGCCCTGATCGACAAGCTCGTGGCCAAGGCGAACACGATGGGCGGCGATGCCACGCAGACGCCTCGCGTGCGTCCGGTCCGCATCAACGGCGAGGACCACTTCATCTACCTGATGCACGAGTTCGACGCGTACCAGCTGCGCCGCGACTCGGGCACCGGCACGTGGGTGGACATCCAGAAAGCCGCGGCGGCCGCGCAGGGTCCCGACAACGTGCTGTTCAAGGGCGGAATGGGCGTTTACAACAACGTCATCCTGCACTCGCACCGCAACGTGACGCGGTTCAACGACTACGGCGCGTCCAACAACCTGCCCGCGTCGCGCAACCACCTGATGGGCGTGCAGGCGCTGGTCAAGGCCTACGGCTCGCCCGGCAACGGCTTGCGCTTCGACTGGCACGAGGAGGAGGACGACCGCGGCAACGAACTGGTCATCGACACGGCGACCATCTTCGGCATCAAGGCCACGCAGTTCAACAGCATGCGCTACGGCTCGATCGCCGCGGACGTGTACTGCCCGGATCCGACCTGATCGCTGACCGCCTGATCTGAGCTGCGGCGGGCAACCGCCGCAGCGATCCGCAGACCAAACCAACCCATTTGAGGACAAGACCATGCCTACCAACTACTTCAACCCGGATGTGCAGAAGAACCTGCGCACCGCCGAGGACGCCGGCGACGTCACCGTCAACGTGTTCGTGTTCGACCTGGCCAACACGGCGTACAAGCCCGCTTCGCTCGGCGTCGGCGACACCATCCAGATCGGCACCGTGCCGGCTGGCGAGAAGCTCGTTTCGCACCTGAGCCGGCTGGATCTTCCGATCTTCGATACCAACGGTACGCCGACCGCAACCGGAACCGTCGGCATCACCGGATCGGCCGCCGCTGTCGCCGGCTCGCAGACGTTGAGCGCGACCGCCAAGATCCTCGTCGGCGCCAACTTCGCGCTGGCCACGGCAGACGTGGGCGATGCCAACGTGGACACGCCGGTATACCTGAAGTTCACTGGCGCTGCTGCGACCTTGGCCACCACCGGCAAGATCGTTTTCCACCAAGTGTCGCGTCCGTTCCGCAACGACGACCCGGATAACGGCACCGTCGGCTAAGGCTCCAACTATCACGCACTGACCACAGGGCGTGATTTTGGCGGCGGCGGACGCGCGCAAAACATCCGTCGCCGTCCTTTTTCACCAGCGAGGACAAGAAGATGCTGATCGAGTGCAAACTGAAACGCAAAGGTGGCACGAGGATTGATTTTCCCGAGGCGAGCTATCACTTCGCGCCGCGGCCCGAACTTCCAGACGCTCCGCACCTGGCCGAAGTAAAGCACGACGCCCACGTGGACCGGCTGCTTTCGATTCCCGAGGCCTACCGCGAGTACAACGGCCGCACCAAGCCTGCACCGGCACCGAAGCGGCCGACCGCCGTTGCGGAACCCGAACCCGCCTCGAGCAATGTCGAGGAAATCCGCTCGCTGTCCGTGCGCGATCTCAAGGCCAAGATCGCCACCTACTCCAACGAGGACCTGATTGCCGCGCTTGCGGCCGAGAAGGCGCAGACCGAGGACAAGCCGCGCGATTCGTGGTGTGAAGTCGTGACCGCCTACCTGGGCGACGCGGCGTGACACTGGCGGACCTGCTCAACGAGCTGCGAGTATCGCGTCTGGATGACGCGGTACAGCCGTACTTGTGGAGCGATGACGAACTGGTTTCGTTCCTCAACGACGCCGTTCGTCAGGTGTGCATCCGCCAACGGTGCCTGCTCGAAAGCACGCAATCGTTCTGCACCATCAATGTGGCGGCCGGCACGCAGCTCGTGCCGGTCGATCCACACATCTTGGCGATTCGCTTCCTGCGCCAGGATGGCAGCACGTCCAACATGCAGCCAGCCGGGATCACGTCAAAGCGATTCTTCAAGCTGCACGCCACGTGGGATACCGACACGGACACCACTGGCGATCTCGAATACTGGGTTCCGGACTACCAGAACGGGTTTATTGCCCTGTTCCCGCTCCCCACGGCAGACATCGTGCTCAAACTCAACGTGTGGCGGCTACCGATTGAGGACGAAGAATTGACGCTGGCTGACCCGACGGCCGAGCCTGTCGTCAACCCGGCATGGCACGTGGATTTGCTCGATTGGGTGGTGTATCGCGCGTTCAGCAAGCCGGACTCGGACACCGAACAGCAAGCGCGCGCGACTGCAGCGGCACAAACCTTCACTGCAAAGGTTGGCCGCCTGCCGAGCGCGACCGAGATTCGACTCTGGGGCGTGTCGCCGATCGTAGGCTCACTGCCGCAGTTCGTGTGACTTTGGTTTGTGCGCGCATGTCTTGACCATCACGTTAGATCATGTTCAATACCGGAATGTAAAGGCACACGGTGACTAGCGATGGCAACCCAGTTTGGTTCCTACTCACCGGTGATACCGTCGAACACGAGCTGGCAGGAGTCCATCGAGCTGGTTGACGAGAACCAAGTCGCCATCGACCTGACCGGCCTGAAAATTCACGCGCAGCTTCGAACCGCCGTTCCAGTGGCGTCCGCTGGCGTCCCGGCGACGAACCCGATCCTGGACCTCACGACCGCCGCGTACTACGGCGCGCCGCCGGCATGGCCTGTCTACGAAGGCCTGTCTGCGCCTACGCCGACGAATGGCACCATCGTCTTGAACGTGCCGCGTGACACGTTCCTGCCAGTGCTTAACCCGACAAACTCGAAGATAAGGTACGTCTGGGACATCGTGCTCGTCGCGGCCGATGGCACGATCCAGCCAGTTGTCAGCGGGAAGTGCATTTTCACGCCGGGAGTGACGTTCTGATGGGGAACGTCACCATCAAGCGCACGGGCAATACCGTTGTCACGGTGAGTCGGGATACCGTTGCGAAGATCGCAGCGTTGCCACGCAACGTGACGATTCAAGGCGGTACGGCGGCGCAAGTCGTCGAACGCGCGAACACCGTGCAGCCGATTGTGCAGCAGCCGACCGTACAGATCGCGCGGCAGGGGTTGCAAGGCCGACCAGGTAGAGACGGCGCCGATGCCGACCTTCACTACCGTCACGTTCAATCCACCCCGTCCGCGTCATGGACGATCGCGCACAACCTGGGCAAGCGCCCAAGCGTAAGCGTAGTCGATTCAGCCGGAACGAATATCGTT